GAGATTTAAAACTAGTTCAGATATACATATATGTAAAATAAAGAAAGCGCTAAAAAATAGCGCTTTTCTTTTTATATAAATAAAATCTTAATAATTTAAGATAGCATAATCCATTACTACAGTTATTGAAATGTTTGCAGGTGTGTCTGATGTCCAATCCATATCTCCAAAAGAAGCATTTTGAACATAAGCTCCTTTTAATATCCATTCTTCAACTACATCACCTACAGGTCCTAATGTTCTTATGTATATGTTCTTTTTGTAAAAATCACTATAACCATCTCTACCTGTTACAGATTCATGTGATAATCTTACCCATTCCATTACTGCTTGTGCTCCTGATGGTGTTACAGGATCATATAAATCTAAAGTAATATTATCCCAATTTGCTTTACCTTTAATTTTTCTTTTCACATTAATATGATCAAGAACTACTTCTCCAAATGTAACACTTGGTCTAGATGTTTTCTTTATTAAGTATGCAGGGACACCTTCAATCTCCATTAAAAACCTATTTTGTAGTTTAGGTTCAAATGCAGTAAACATCATTTGATTTGTATTTAATATCGCCATCTTTTTATTTTATTTTTTATTGTTCTATTATAAATATATAATTTTTTAACTTTTTAGTACCCTCCACCATCAAAAGTAGCTCCTGTTGGTAATACATTGAAATCTAATACTATAAATTCAGCTGTTTTAGTTGGTTGTAAGTATATAGCACCTACTAATTGATTTCTATCTATTACTGTTGGTGTATTGTTTGATTCATCCATTACTACTCTAAAAGCATACAATCCTTGTTGTTGTTGTACCATTTCTAAATAAGGATTAACAATATTTAAAAATCTAGTTCTTGTTTGTAATGTATTTTGTTCAAATACTAAATATTTTGAAGAACTTGCAATGTATTTCTTTATAGTTATTAATAATCTTCGAACATTTATTCTATCTAATGCTGTTGATCTTTCTTGTAATGTTTTCTGACCCCAAATACAATATCTTTGTCCAGGGAAAGTAGCAATAGGATTTATTTTGTTTTGATATAATACATCTCTTTCAGCTTGAGTTAAACTGTGTCTAGTTTCAATTATACTACCTAATACTCCTCTATTTAAACCTGCAGGGGCAAACCATTCAGCTCCAGCGGCATCTGATTGAGCTATTGCTCCTGGGACTATTACTGAAGGGGGTACTAATGTTGCTCCATTAGCTCCTTGTACTTTTACCCAAGGGTAGTAAGTTGCTGCGTATGATGTATCTAATCCACTTGCATTACTTACTGCAGTGTTTGTAGGAACATCTTGTGTATTTAAATCCATTACATAAAATGCATCTCCTCTTGTTTCACATAAATCAATACCCTTTTTAACAACTAAACTATGTTCAGAATATAATACACCAGGCATTACTAACATATTAATATCATATTGATCTTGATTTGATAAAATATCTAATGCTTTTTTATATGCTTTATATCCTACTGCATTAACTGAACTTAAATCAAATCCATGTAAATTTGTGCTTGATATTTGAGCTCCTATATTTTTCAATGTCCATGGTGCTAAACCATCATCACCTCCTTGGAATGGAACTGTAAATTTAAGTTGATTAGGATGTGGTCCATTCGCTCCTGTTATATCTATTGATTGACTTAATGAGCCAGTTCCTGCAAGTGAGAAGTCATATCCTGAATCTGTATGACCAAAACCATGTTCTACATTAAAATATCCTGCACAGTTATCTGCGGCTCCATTAGGTAATGGTAATAAGAAATTATCATTATCTGGTTCTTTTTCAGCAAATTTAAATCCTAAATATCCGCTTGCATTATAAGTGGCGCTATCAGCTGCTGTAGATTGTATATATTCATAAGAAGCTGAAGGGAAGAAAGCTGCAGGGGATAAAGATCCTGTATTGTAGGTGTTTTTAACAGCAGCAAATCCTTTTGGAGATAATTTTGGTGAAAGAGCTCCATTTGTTATTGCTTCTACAACTTCTACTCTAATATGAGGAGAAAGATTTGGATAATTTCCTTTTAACTCTACTTTTTTTAATGTTTCATTATATTCTGGATATCTATCTCCTATTTGCTTACATATATATTTAGTACTTGTTGGGTCTAAAGTACATTCAGGCCATGTTTCTATAGGTTCAAAATTACCATCTGTATCATTATAATGTCTTAATACAACATCAAATTTAGAATATTGTTCAACTCCATCAATATTTGGTGGTTCTTGAAGATTTGTAATGGAAATTTTAAATTCTTTAGCTAATTTACCATGATTTAAAGTATGAAATCTAAATAAATCTTTTCTACCTCTACTTAATTGAGATTGAATGTATGGGGTTGATGAATATCCATATCCTTCAGTTTTTCCTATTCCATCAAATGTAACAGCATCACTAACACCTGTTGCTAACATAACATAAGATCTATTACCTACATGAGCTGCTTGATGGTTAGCATCAATATTATTATAACCTAAAACTGTAGCATTACTTTGTATAGAAGTATTTAAGGATCTAAAATTTAAATGTGAATAACCAGGCATACCTGAATAATCTGGTGTAGATACAGAAACTACACTAACATCTGCATTACTTCCTATAAAATCATATATGTAATTTTCATTATTTGGGTTTATAGATGATGAGAAGTTTTTAGTAGCACTAACTCCAACTAACTGTGTAGCAAAACTACCAGTAACACTTACATAATCCCCCACAGATCCAGAAGGTATTGTTGAAGAATGTAATGTAGGTGTACCTGAAGATTTTGCAGGATAAATTAATCCTGTCATTAAAGATGAACCTGAAACAAATGCAGTATTTGGAACTGTTCCATTTCCTGAAACATCAACATTTACTGTTCCATTACCTTCAAATCCTGGTTTTTTTATTTCAAGTGTAATTTTAGTACTAGTAGTTCCTGCACTAGCTGAAACTCCTTGTACCCCTGCTGAGGCACCTGCTGTTCCAAGTTGGATTGTAGTTGATCCTTGGAATGAAGTTCCACCATTAATGGCTATTATTAATTGATCTCTTATTTCTGAATTATTTAAACCACTAGTACCAACAGCTATTGCATTGGCACCTTCTCCTACAGGAGCAGTTGTTTCACTATCATCTGTTATTACGGATACTGCTGTTCCAACTCCTCCAGCTGCTGCAGGAACATTTATACTAAAAGTACCATCTCCATCTTCCATATCAGTAGTATCAATTGCATCGACTGATATTGCTCTTGTTGCTGCTAAAACTGCAACAGGTTCTTGTGCTCCTGCTGTAAATGTGTATCCTCCTCCTGCTAGTATTCTAACTACTGTTACTGAACCTGCATTTTGTAGATATTCTTGTACTGTTAAAGGAACATAAGTGTCTGCTGTTACTCCTCCAAATCTATTTTCAAAATCTGAGAAGCTTGTTACTACTGTTGGTACAAATGCTGGGCCTTTTTGAGTGGGTCCTATTATTGCGGCACCGATTCCGGCTACTCCCGCGGGTAAAAAAGATAGGTCGTTTTCTCTAGTAAATACACCTGGTGATATAATTTGTTCTGCCATCTTATTATTTTAATTTATTGAGTTACTAGTATTAGTTTATTCCCATATAAATATGAGAAAAAAATATAAACCTAACTAAAAACAAATAGTTAGTTATATTAATTTATACATTAATAAATATAATAAGTTTTTTAAAAAATTATTCTGTTGGGGTAAAGGTACCAGTTTCTAAATCAATAGATCCTTTTCCGTATTTATTAGTTAAGGATTGAGCGAGATTTTTTTCTTGATTTTCTAAAGAAGATAATTCTTGTTGTAATTCTTTTCCTGCTTCTTCTAATTTTAGTTTATTGATTGAATGTTGACCAAATTTAAAGATTACTTGATTAATTTTATTTCTTAAATCTTTAATTTGATTAATTTCTTCCGGATTAAAAGATTGTGGTGTTGATTTTATTTCTTGTGGTGAAGGAATATTTCTAGGTTGTATAGCCATAACTTAATGTTTTTTATATACATATATAAAGATTAAAAAGACCCGCCATTTATATCACTTATTATTCCTTTAGTTCTGCCTTCTTTATCTCTTACTCTTAATCCACTTCCACTTACATATGATAATTTTCCTACTTCTACACCACTTCTGTATAGTTTTATAGATTCATCATTTACATGAAGATGGGTCCATATTTTTGTAGGACTACCTAATTCAAAGGCATCATTCTCAATAGGGACTACAGACCCACTTATAGTTATATCTCCTATTACAAGATTACTAGGTAAAAATTCTGTAATTGTTGTACTTAGATTATCACCTTGTATTTTATGTAAATCATTATTAGAAGTTTTATAAAAGATAGTACCTTTATTAACATTGATTACTATGTCGTTAATGCTAAAATCTGTAGCTTTAGGGTCTTTATGTTTGATTTTTATAGCCATATTATGATATTTTAACTAATCCTTCTGTTACTTTAATTAAACCACTTGTTAATTTGAGAGGAGGAAGTGTTGCTTCTGCAGTAGTTACTTCTAATTTTGGTCTTCTAGAGGAAGTACCAAATTCACTAAATATTACTCCATTGGTTGCCTCTACATTTATTCCTGGATCATTATCCCTATGATCATGATCATAGTTTATAATAGCTACTATAAAATAATCATTATTTTTAATGTCTGTTAAAGCAGTAGAATTTAATGTGATGTCATTGAAATTATTAGTTAACCATGTAGATACTTCACCTGAGTATAGTGTTGAAAAATCGATATTATCAAAATCTCCTGCTACTAAATTTGAACCACCATCTCCACCAAAGGCTGTTGATTTTTGAACTACAACATTTCCACTATTATTACCACTCCCATATATTTTTAATGTTGCGTCTGTTACTTCATTTGTTATTCCAGATGTATCAAAATACATAAATGTTCTAGAAATTATATAGAAAATTCCCCCTTTAGATCCTCTTTGATATGTAATTGCAGCAGTATTTTGAGTTGATGTGTTATATGCATTATCTGCACTTGAA